GATGGCCCACGAAGCCTAACGTAAAACCCGCGCAAGGCGGGGTCTACGTCCGGTGCCACCGACCAAAGTACACCGGAATTTATACCAAAACCAAAAACACACCCAATGGGCGCTATCTCTGGCCCGGGGATCTTACATCCAAAAATGAGGATCTGACATGGAATTTTTCTACCTGGTTAAGGCCACTCAGAAGTCAGGGAAGCAAGATGCAGTGATCTGGTTTACTGCGAAAAGTGAAGCCCGCGCCGCCCTGACGCTTGATGTCGAGCTGGAAGAAGCTGGCATCGAAACTGGCCGCGGTAAAGACTACGGCAAACCGATTCGCACAGACATGCCGGTTGTGGACGACCTGCCTGAAGAAGGTGTCGTCTGCTTCGAGTTCTGCAAGCGCTATCAGCTGGCCGACGACCAGCGCACATGGAGCGTGATCCCCGGCGCCGCCTCTCAGAGCGAAACCACCATCGTCCTGGACAGCGCCACCAGCGATGAGAATCAGCCGGTCGCAGCGGTAACCGCCACTGATACTCCTGATGAGCCTTATTGGTATGAGAACGGCCTGCGGGTACTCAAAAACGGCGATGAGTTTACTCGTTACGCGGTTTGCAAACTGCCATTCCGTCAACAACTGCTGGCTCAACTGACGGTGGACGAACTGCGCCATCATGTCACCCGCGGTGAACATGCGGAACTGTATGCGCTGGAGATGGATACCGACAATAGCTATGTCCAGACGCTTCTGCTTGCTGCTGAAAGCAGCTCTGAGATTAAGGCTTTCGATACCAAAGACCTGTGGCGCTATACGAATGCTATTCGAAAAGTGTTCAGCATGGATAAGCGCCATGAATTGGCTCTGCTGCTGCAGTTCACTAAAGCCTGGGTAGCCACCCCATATATCGACCGCGGGATCCTGACGCGCGAATGGGCCGCAGGTAATCGCATCAGCCACGTGCAGCGCACAGATGCAGGCACCAATGCCGACGGCGGGTATGTAACTGACCGCGGCGCAGATGCGCATCACACCCTGGACACCCTCGATCTGGAGATCGCCTGTGCCCTTCTGCCGATGGACTTCAACCATCTGGAAATCCCCGGCAGCATCCACCGCCGCGCTAAAGAGATTGTCGCGAACAAAGAAGAACCTTGGAAATCATGGAGCAAAATCCTGCGCAACCAGCCAGGCGTTCTGGCGGTCAACCGCGCGGCCATCTTCAACCTGATGCGCATCGCGCCGGAGAATATCCACCTGACGCCAGTTGTTCATCTGGAGTTCGTGAATAAGACCATGACGGCTGAGTTCTGCCAAGCGACTGAGCTTCTACCTCTGCCGTCCATCGAATCGGAAGAGGACACTCAAGCCGCCGAACAGCAAAACGCATTGCCGAAATGGGTAGAAGCCGGTGAGCAACAACTTGCTGATGAAGATGAAGCGGAAATGCAATCCCTGCCTAAGTGGGCAAATGCTGCCGACAGCCAGCCACAGGTTGCGAACTTCGGCGGCGGCATGTTCTCCATCGAAGGTCTGATGAGCGATAAACAACCAGAAAATGATGTCCGTTCACCAATTGATGAGGAGACCACCAGCGATGTGCAGATGGAAGAGACTAACCCGCAGGAAGGAGAAGCTGGTGACGCGTTACCACCAGGCGAAAGCGCTGATGCAGCTGATCCGCAAACAGTTACCCTGAGTGCGGCTGAGGTTCTGGCCGCCGCGGCGCCGGGCCTGGCTAACCAGGAACAGGCCAATGTGAACCAAAATGCGGAAAATGCGCATCAGGATGACGATTCTGCGCATCAAAACACACCAGAAGTGAATCAGATCGAGTCAGAAGCGCATCAGCCCGAACCAGAAGCCGAATACCCAGCGTACTTCGAACCGGGCCGCTATGAAGGTCTGCCGAATAACGTTTACCACGCAGCGAACGGGATCAGCAGCACCCAGGTGAAGGATGCCCGAGTCAGCCTGATGTACTTCAACGCGCGCCACGTCGCCAAGACCATCCCGCGTGAAGGCTCCAAAGTGCTGGATATGGGTAACCTGGTGCATGCGCTGGCGCTGCAGCCGGAAAATCTCGATGAAGAGTTCAGCGTAGAGCCGGTGATCCCGGAAGGGGCATTCACTACCGCGGCGACCCTGCGCACCTTTATCGATGCGCATAACGCCAGCCTGCCAGCGCAGCTGAGTGCCGACGACATCAAGCAACTGCTGGATGAGTACAACGCCACCCTGCCCGCACAGTTGCCGCTGGGTGCATCAGTTGATGAGACCTACGCAGCTTATGAGCAGTTGCCAGAGGTTTATCAGCGAATTGAGAACGGCACGAAACATACTGCCACGGCCATGAAGGCCTGCATCAAAGAGTACAACGCCACCCTGCCCGCGCCGGTGAAAACCAGCGGTAGCCGTGATGCGCTCCTCGAGCAGCTGGCAATCATCAACCCTGACCTGGTGACACAGGAAGCGCAGAAACCGGCACCGCTGAAAGTGTCCGGCACGAAAGTGGAGATGATCCAGGCGGTGAAGTCCGTTAAGCCGGATGCGGTATTTGCTGACGAACTGTTGGATGCGTGGCGCGAGAACCCGGACGACAAGATTCTGGTTACTCAGCAGCAGATGCAAACGGCGCTGGCCATTCAGAAATCACTTCACGATCACCCGACTGCCGGCAAGCTGCTGTTGCACCCTGATCGCGCTGTTGAGACGAGCTATTTTGGTATCGATGAGGAGACCGGTCTGGAAATCCGCGTGCGCCCGGATCTGGAAATCGACATTGACGGTGTACGGGTCGGAGCCGACCTGAAAACCATCAGCATGTGGAACGTGAAGCAGTCTGGCCTGCGCGCCCGCCTGCACCGCGAAATCATCGACCGCGATTATCACCTCAGCGCGGCCATGTACATGCAGACCGCTGCACTGGACCAGTTCTTCTGGATTTTCGTCAACAAAGATGAGGGCTACCACTGGATCGCCATCGTTGAGGCCAGCGAAGAACTGATTGAGCTGGGCATGCTCGAGTATCGCCAGACCATGAATCGCATCGCTAACGCTTTCGACACTGGCGTGTGGCCAGCGCCGATCACCGAAGACTACACCGACGAACTGAACGACTTCGACCTGCGCCGCCTTGAAGCGCTGCGTACTCAAGCATAAGGGGAATGACGATGGAAAACATGAATATTGTAACCGCGGAGCAGCAGACTCCAAACACTATCTCTGCCACTAACTCCATTTTTAACGTGCAGGCGCTGGGGCAACTCCAGGCTTTCGCCGGGTTAATGGCGCAGTCTGCCGTCACCGTTCCTGAGCATCTTCGTGGCAATCCCGCCGATTGTATGGCGATCGTCATGCAGGCCATGCAGTGGGGCATGAACCCTTACGCTGTTGCGCAGAAAACGCACCTGGTCAACGGCGTGTTGGGCTACGAAGCCCAGCTGGTAAACGCGGTGATCTCCAGTTCTAACGCCATTGTGGGCCGCTTCCACTATGAGTACGAGGGCGATTGGTCGAAATGCGCCAGCAGCCGCGAAGAGATCGTGAAGAAGCCTGCAAAAGGCGGCGGGACGTACGACAAGAAAGAAATGGTACGCGGCTGGACCAGTGCTGACGAACAAGGTCTGTCGGTTCGTGTGGGTGCCGTCATTCGCGGCGAAAGCGAGATCACCTGGGGCGAACCGGTCTTCCTTTCCAGCGTGATTACACGTAACTCCCCACTGTGGGTATCTAATCCGAAGCAACAGATCGCATATCTGGCCCTTAAATACTGGGCGCGCCTGTACTGCCCTGCGGTCGTTCTGGGCGTGTACACCCCGGATGAAGTCGAGCAGCGCACCGAGAAGGAGATCAACCCGGCACCCGCCCAGCGCGTGAACCTGGCTGATATCAAAGGTGACACCGTAACACACACCCACAGCGCGCAGGAATCGGCCGCCAACATCGATGGTCTGGCCGATGATTTCCGGGATCGCATTGAAGCGGCTCAGGATGTGGATAACGCCAAAGCAGTTCGGGCTGATATCGAAAGCGCCAAGAACACCCTGGGTTCTGCCCTGTATACCGAGCTGAAAAACAAGGCCGTGAAGCGTTACCACCTGGTGGATGCGTATAACCGGGTCGAGGCAGCGATCAACTCCCTGCCGCAGCCCGGCGAACCGGATGGTGCCGAGCGCTTCGAGGAAGTCGAGCGCGTACTGGCGGCGGCCAAACGTCACTTGGGCGATGACCTGCACGATAAGTTCAGCATCACCCTGGCAGATATGAAACCGGAATACGTGGCCTAAATGGAGGCGGGAGGGTTCGCCCTCCCGGTAACGAGATGACGAAAACTACAGAACGCGGAATGATTTTCAACGCTGAGATGGTTCGGGCGGTCCTGGACGGCCGGAAGACGCAGACCCGGCGCGTTATGAAGCCTCAGCCGGAGGTGTGCCCTCGCGGTGGTCATTGGTGGCCAAGTAACGTTTTCAAAACAATGTTGCACGTCGAAGAAGAAATGCAGAACGGTAAAGGTGGTTGGGGTGGATTGGTTGGAGACGCCTGCCCATTCGGTGACGTAGGCGATCGCATCTGGGTGCGAGAAACATTCGGCGATTGCGGGGAGCGGCTAGTTTTCCGTGCAGATACTGACGACGGGGCGAAATGCAAAGTGAAGCGCTGGACTCCACCCATCCACATGCCGCGCTGGGCCAGCCGTATTCTGCTGGAGATTACCGATGTGCGGGTCGAGCGGTTGAACAGCATCAGTGATGCCGATTGCATTGCTGAAGGAATCATACCAGTGCCAAAGGATCGGGACGATGACCACCAGTTCTGGCGCGATTACCACCTGAGCGGCGACGGTACTTTCTGCGTGCACAGCCCGCGGGAGTCATTCGAATCTTTATGGAAATCGGTACGCGGTAAATCCTTCGAGCAAGAAGAAGATACCGGGCCGGGCAGCTGGCATGCAAACCCGTGGGTCTGGGTGATTGAGTTCAAGCGTATCGAAGGAGATGACCATGCGACTGATTAACCGCAGCACTCAATCACCACTGGCGCGTCAGGCGTGCGATATCGCCCTGGCTGCCCATCAGGAGCGCTACGGCAACTACGGGCGCAGCCGGATGAAAGAGACGTACACGGTGCGGGTAGAGGGCGTGAAGGTCTGGGTGGAGGTGGTGAACCGGAAGGCGAGCTACGTGGCCACGGCGATGACCGGCATGCGCCGCCTGCGATCCCTACCCGGGCAGGTCGTCTGATATTGAAATATCACCGAACAACCTAAAACAGCTGATGGCTTTGCCGGGTGCGGAAAATTAGCCAGTTCGCCCCGGCATTAAGTTTGAGTGGAGGAAGGTATGAGTGAAGTAATCATGATGGTATCGCCCGGGAAATGGGTGTCTGAGGAGCAGTTGATAGCCCTGAAGGGGATTAAAAAGGGGACACTGAAGAAGGCTCGGGAGAAGACTTTTCTGGAGGGAAAGGAATACAAACACGTCTCTTTTGACTGTAGCCCGTGGGATAACAGCCCGTGTTTTTACAACCTGGATGAGATCGACCGCTGGATTGATCGTCAGGCCTCAGCGAAACCGCGGCGACAATCTGCTTAAATACTCTGACCATCAACCAACGAGGAATCGTTATGAAATACCCAACAGGAGTGGAAAACCACGGCGGCACGCTAAGGCTGTGGTTCATCTACAAAGGGGTCAGAGTGCGTGAAAGCCTGGGGGTGGCTGACACCCCCAAAAACAGAAAAGTGGCCGGCGAGCTGCGGACGTCGATCTGCTACGCCATCAAAACCGGAACCTTCAACTATGCCCAGCAGTTCCCCTCCTCCCAGAACCTGGCGCGGTTCGGGGAGGCAAGGCAAGAGGTAACGATCGGGGAGCTGTCCGCGAGATGGCTTGCACT